TGCTCACGTTGGAGCCGTACCACTCGCGCATGATCCGCTCACCGAAGCGCGTCGTGAAAATGTCCTCCAAGGATTGAAGGACATGCTCCCAATCAGTGATCGTCCCGCCTGTCCAGCGATTGAGGCCGACAGAAGGATTGACAAGCTGAACCATTGCTTACTGCGCGACGGTCTTGAGCCAGTCAGCAGCCATGATGAGAAGGCCCGCAAGGAGCGCCGCGAGAGCGCCGATGCCCTTCCACCAATCCATGCCGTCCTTCGTCCAAGACTTCCAGACGATATAGAGGACACCGACAACGATGAGCAGTCCTGCGATGTAGGAAAGCATTGCCTTCTCCTTTGCTATGGGACCGGATGGCCAGTAAGACTGCCGCCCGATTGAACGTCCTTGTGCTTGTGATCCTTGCCGATGTTCTTGCCTTCATGCTCGATGCGACCGCCGTCGGTCGTGAGGCCACCGCTGTCGATGGTATGCGTGACACCGCCGATCTCGATCTTCACATGCGCGCTTGTGACTTCCAGCGTGCAGCCGCCGACAACGACGCGGACCAGATCATCTTTGATCGTGGCGCGCACGTTGCCATAGGTCAGCACGTTCTCGTCGCCGTTCTGGCTCGGGCTTTGGTTCTGATCCGACCAGTGCATTGGCAGGGCGACCGCCTGCATCCAATCGCCTGTGGGCGACATGGTGGACATTTGCTGCCCCTTCGTCGGCGGCGTGTGAACCTTCAGCGCGCCCGCGATCTGTGCATAGGGAACCCACGGCGAAAGGAACGGCTTGCCATCCTTGTCCTCACCAAACTTCACCCGCACGATCTGCTTTGCCGGATCAACTTCCTCCACCGTGCCGTGCCGGAAGACGCCAGAGAAGCGGCGCTCAAGATCAGCGACGCGCGAGGCAAGTTCGACAAGCTCCCTCACTCCTTCGCTCCTTCGGCATCCATGTCTGACGATCCTTCAAGGCTTGCGCTGCGCCCGCGAATTGTCTCGGTAAATGCCACCGTCCCGTCGATCTCCGCGCGCTCCATGAGCGGCGCTTCGCCCTGCTCGGTTGGGTCAAACGGCGCGATGCCGATGGCTTCCGCATTGTCTCGCGTGAGGCCGATGGCCTCGGCCTGTCGCTTCCATTCCGGCTTCAACGGGTTCTCGATGATGCCGCGCAGGAAGACGCCATACTCTGCAAGGTCCGCATCCTGCTCCATCGCGGAAAGCAGCCGACCATACGGGAGCGCCGGGTCGATGGCCTCACCGGGCAGCGGTGCCGCAATCGGATCGACCTTGTAGACGATCTGGCGAGCAGCGAAGCGGACGCCCCGCTCGGCGCTCGCGCCACGGCGCGACGCCTTGGAATGAATGCGTGGGACAAGCGCCATGAAGATCGAGGACCATGCGGTCCCTTCATCAAAGAGCGCACGCTCGATTTGATGCTCGATGATATCGAGCGCCCATTCCAGGCCGAAGTCCGTCTCCGGGATCGTGAAAGCTCCGTCCTTTACCTCGGTCGCGACGGCGATCTCAAAGATCAGATCAAGCTCGCGCCTGCCCTGCCACGTCTCGCGACCGATCCCGTCAGTCTGATCGTCATCGGTCAGCACCGTGATCAGCGGGAGCCGCGTCTCGGTGATCGTTATGTCTATCGGCTCGATGGCGCTATCGCTCACGCGCGATCCTGCAAGCGTGCGATTGGTGACGGCGCGCGCAGCTGCGACGCGGACAGCGGTGCGGGAGATGCTCATCCTTCGCCTTCCCGCACGACCAGCGCGCTCACGTCGCCCATCTGCGTTGTCCTCACTTGAACGACACTGTAGGCGATCCCGCGCGAGGGAAACGAAATCCTGTCGCCCTTCACAAGCGCGAAGCCGAGTTCAGCGGCCTGCGCCTTGCTCATCCAGACCTCCGCTTCCGAAATCGGAACGCGCGACCCGCCCGTCAGTTCGGAGCCACGACGCGATCCGGAGAGCCACTCGAGGCCGGGGCTGTCGGAGAGTACCACCAGCGCGGCGACGGGCTGGCGGTCTTCGTCGGAACCCGGCGCGCTGTATGTACCAGAGCGCCGGGGAATGATGTTCGCGGTTTCGCCATAGGCGGTGAGGACCGAAGCGGAAAGCTCGGCGTCCAGATCGTCAAATGGCGAGGTCACGTTGCGCTCCTTCCACGGAGGATCAGGTGCGGCGGGCGCGCATCAGGCAGCCGGGACGCGTCGCAATGTGAAGCACGTTCGTCTGCACTTCACCCTTGACGCCCTTGCCATTCTCCATCGGCCACTGCTTCGCATAGAGACGACGACCCATGGTGTTGACCGTCTCCACATAGTCGGCCGGGGCGTAGTAGGTTCGGAACAGACCATCGACCCCGAGGGGAATGAACTTGGCCTCGTTCGTGCCGATGCCCAGGAGAGCACCATCACCGCTACTGTCGATGGCACCGTAGTTCTCGAAGGTGATGCCACCGAAGGAGAACATCGGATTGGCACTACGGTTGGGGCCTATATAGCTGTCACGGAGGATCTGCGCCTCGCTCCAGCCCTTGTAAGTGTCGCGCACTTCTTTATGGGAAAGCAGATCATCGAAGAATGCGTCTCCGCAGAATGCATGAAGCGAGGTGAAGGGGACGCCTCCCACCGCTGCACGCATGGCGCGGATCATCGCAACGCACTTCTTGCGGAGAACACCCTCCGCAGGCGTAGCAGCGTCCAGGTCGAAGTCGATCTCGGTCGGCTGGCTGACACCGAACTTGGTGAACAGGTTGAGCGTATCGCCACCTTTGTAGGTGATGATGCCCTGTACCGCACCAATGCGAGCATACTCGTCCGTCAGGTCGAGGTCCGCGATGTTCATCGCCATTTTCTGGGCGACGATGCCCTGCACAGTGTTCAGTGCGGTTTCGGACCCCCATGCGCGGACGCCCTGCACCTCGTCCGCCACCACGCTCCAGTCGCGCTGGAAGTGCGGAATGGAGATATTCTCGATCGTCCGCTTCGGCATGTCGCGGGTTTCGCCGGCCGAACCCCGCAAAGACGGCGAGACCAACTGGATCGTGTCGCCGATGCGCTCGATGGCAATGGAGGTGGTAGCCACACTAGCGGTCGAGAACAGACCCATTTCACCGAGGCGCCCAGGGCGGACCTTCTTCTCCGCAATGGCATCGGTGAGTGATGTGACGCCAAAGGCGTCATTGTTGAAGATGTCGAGCATCTTGTTAAGCCTTTCGTATGAGCGCGCGCTCTGGCGGCCCTTTGAATTTCAGGTGATGAGTTCAGAGATCAGCGGCAGATGATGCCGAGAGCAGCAAGCTGCGCGATCTTCGCGTTCTTCTCGTTCGTGGTGTCCACGGACGCTTCGTAGGAGAGCGTGTTCACGTTCCACTGCGCATGCCGAACGATAGCAACGATCTTCTGATCCGCTGAGGTTGCATCACACTCATAGAGCGCGATGGCGGCCGCATTCTGATTGCCAACGTCAGGGTCCGCGGCGGCGGCGGGCGCAAGCGAGTACTTGCCGGCATTTGCACCGCTGGTGTACTTGCCGAGAACAGCTCCCGGCTTGATGACGCCCGCCCCCGAGACGATGGTCACGGTCGCGCGCGAATAGGCGAAGTCGCCCTCGGAAAGCAGTCCTTCCGTGGCATGACGGCCCTCAGTAAAAGAGGTCATTGGGTTTCATCCTTGCTTTGCGCCGCATTTGGCGCGTTGATGTTGAGGGGTTAGCGGGCGCGAGCCGGCGTGCGTTCGAAGGCCTGGTCCCAACCGGCCCTGATGGCCTCGGGAGCCGTCCTGACCGGAGCCGATCCGGCATCGAACGTCGGCGCTCCATTGGCGCGTTGCTCGATGGTGGGCACGGCGGCGCTGACAGGCACCGCCTCGAGGACCGCTTTCGCACCCTCGGGCGACATGGCCGGTTCGAGAGCCAGCTTCATTGCCAGGGTTTCGCGGCCCTTTGCCTCGGGGAGATTCATGATCGCAGCAATTCGAGTGCGCTCCGTAGCCGCGCCTTCGGCACGGATGGAGTTGCGTTCTGCGTCCGTAATGCCCGCGGTGGAGGCGGCGGGTGCGCCATTCTCACTGTTCATTGTGAGCTTGCTCCTTGTTGAGTTGCGCCCCGCGCGCGGGGTCCATTGGAGTTCATTCAAAACTTCGGCGAAGGAAGAGACGCGATCAGCCATTCCAAGCTGAACCGCTTCCTCGCCCATATAGACGCGCGCTTGTGTGTTGCGCGCGGCATCGGCGTCAAACCGCTCGCCACGCCCAAGAGCGACAGCAGCGGTGAACTGTTCGTAGAAGGCGAACACCTTGTTCTGCAGTTCCGCCTTCGCGTTCTCGGTCAGCGGTGCATAGGGATTGCCATCGACCTTGTGTGCGCCCGCGTAGATCAGGGTCGGCCTCACGCCTTCCTTCTCCATCTTCAAGCTCTGGTCGGTGTGCAGCATGATGACGCCGATGGAGCCCACCATCGAAGTGGGCGAAACCACAATCTCGGACGCTGCGCTGGCGATGCCGTAGGCTGCAGACGCAGCCACATCGTTGACCACCGCGACCACGGGCTTCACGTTCCTGATCCGGCGGATGGTCGATGCGAGCGAGAACATGCCCGTCGCCTCGCCGCCAGGGCTGTCGATGTCGAGAAGGATCGAGTTCACCGAGGGGTTCGCAGCCATGTCCATCAGCTGCGCTTCAAGGCCCTCATAGCTGGTCATTCCGCTCTTCGCCCCGATCCAGGCGCCTCGATTCACCAGGGAGCCGATCACCGGGATATGGGCGACGCCGTTCTTGATCTCCGCAAGGGGAACGTCCGAGTGGCGCGTCATCGTGGAGATGCGGTTGGCATATGGCGTGGTCATGTCGAGGCCGAGATCGGCGTCTATCTTGCCAAGCCGACCGCTCAAGACTTCCAATACGATCTGCGCCTTTTCGGGCGCGAGAAGCAGCGGGCGATTGAACAGGCGCTCCGCAACCCTCAAAAGATGATCCATCACATTCCTCCCGCGCGAAGCCCGAAGCGCGCCGGCTTGCCAGTGGTCAGTACCCTGCACTCCCCGTCGAGGCGCGATATCTCTGCGCGGAGATCATCGAGGCTCGCGAACTTCCGGCGCACCCGGCGCTGCGAGCCGTTGCCTGCAGAGAATTCCACTTCCTCGATCTGCCCTTCGGCCACCGCCTTGAGCAGCACTTCGCGGAGAGCCGTGGCCGCTGCGCACGGATTGGCCGCATCAATCGTCGGCATTCGGGGGGTCCTCCTGTGGGGTGTCCGGGCCCGTGGCATCGCCGGCCCCGCCGGCCATGGCGTCGACCTGAGCCTGCTGCAGCGCCGCCTGGCGTTCCTGTTCGTCCTTGAGCCCGTAGCGCTGCCGCATTTCCGCTTCGCGCTGGCGCTGCATGTAAACGTCTTCAATGTCGACGCCGAGGTCGTTGGCAATCATCTCATCGGTAATGACGCCCATGGTGCGCCAGACCTGATGCGCCGTCGCCGTCTTGACGTCATCGGCCTGCGGCTTCGGCGTTCCGCGCCAGAAGGCACGGCACGCGGCGGCCCGGTTGGCGTAGAAACCTGAGATACCACCCGGGAAGGGGATGGTGCCGGCCTCGATCTCCTCCTCGAGCCATGTTTCGTATGCGGCCTGACAGAAGGGCGCCACGACGAAGGAGCGGCGGTAGAGGGTAATCTGGAAGACTTCGCCCGTCGCCATGCGGACGGAGGAGTAGGTCGCGCCTTCATAGTCACCAGTAGCGCTCTCATAGGTGAGGCCGAGGCAACGCGCGATCTCGCGGAGAAGGTGAAGCGAGAAATCCTTGTACTCGGTCGTGGGGTGCTTGGCCGAAAGGAACTCCATCTTCTGCCCAGGGAACAGGTGGGCGATCCGGCCATTGATGCCGACGTTGATCGTGGCGTTGTCGTACCAGCCCGACTGGGCGTCAAACCAGCCGTCCCATGTGCTCTGGCCCTGCCGCGCCATGGCCGCCTGCTCCTGGGGTGTGATCAGGCCTGCAAGCTGCTCCTCGGTGGGGACCTCCGAGGTAATGGTCGCCGCGAAGACCGTCTGGATGATCGAGGCGGTAAGCGTTGCATCCGCAAGCTGGTCGAACTGGCGGGCCACCCGGAGTGCCGGCACCAGCGGGGTGATGCCACGGACCTGACCCGGCAAGCCGTCGAAGCAATGCACCACGCGTGGCCGCCACATCTGGTCGAAAGCAGGGACCATCCACTCGATATCGCCGAGCAGTGGATCCTTGCGCTTGGCAAGGTACCCCGTCGGGAACCCGTCGGTGTCCATGCGGACGCCGTGCTGGATACGGCGCAGGGGATCGTTGGTGACAGGCACGCGGTGCGACGGCAAGAGGCGGACCTTCGTCCCGTAGTTCCGTCTCCTCCTCCACGGGAATTCCGCAAAGGCCTCACCCGTTGCAAAGTAGCTCCGAAGGATTGCGGCCTGCATCTGGCCGAAGGTCCGGCGGCCCTCGATGTCGCATTCGATCTTGTCGTTCGCCCAAAGACCGAACCTCTGCTCGACCCGGCGCGACCACTCCTGCGCGGCCTCATCCGTCATGCCAATCTGCTCGGACTCCGGCGCCACCTTCAGGCGGAGGCCGTTCCCGACCGTGTTGGCGACGGCCTGGTCGATCGCGCCTGCGAT